TTCAGATTCGCCTTTTACCTCTAATATTTTTGCTTCTTCATTTGATGCAAGAGTTACTGCTGATATTTCAAATAACTTAGCTTCTGAAATAACTCTAACACCATCTTCTTTAAAATCTTTTTTTACTGGCATTATACCGACAGAGTTTTCATCAAGAACTTCAAAAGCCATAAGTTCTAAAACCTCTTTTCCAAATGTTGTTTTAGGTACTTCAGCTACAAATGCTAAACCTTTATCATCTTCATACAGTTCTCTCATCTTACCGATAGGTTTTGTTATGTCGTGTTGATATAAATATTTTACTCTTTTACCATTATTTTTAATGGTTCTTGCGTAAGCACCTTTTTCTATTATATCATTATCAGAATCTACATTTCCAAAGACAGAACCATAACCTTTTACGATTCCTAACTTTTCATCTACATCACTTATCTCTCCTTGTTTAAATAATACTTTATTCATAATGTTAAATTTATTTTCAAAAATAATACAATTTTTTTTCTAATGTTTTAGTCTACTTGTACGAAGGGAACAGATAAACATTTACAGTTCACAACTTCTTTTGCTAATGCACCTAAAGATGTATCAGATGGAAACATCAATAATGAACCACCAACTTGATATGGTTCGTTTGATGGTATAGGAGTTCTACCATATTGAGTGTCTGCTGATCTGTGAGTATCCCTTACATTCCTACCTCCTGAAATCCATTCTTTTACTAAGTTATCATCACCATATATATCTGATGCAGATAGTTGAATACCAAAGTTCGCAGAAGCAGTTGTCTCTGTTTGCACGATTCTTCTTGCCATCCACCTTGCTTTGAATCTTAATTTTTTAGATATTTCTCTTACCCTTTCTTCTAAACCCATTGCCATAAACTCTTCACTTTTAGTTAAATCATTAATAACCTTTTTAAGTGTTTGTAGTGCAACACCATTGACAGAAGTGACTTCTTTGGCAGTAGCTAAGTAATTACTTCTTTGCGTAGCATATCTATCGAGACCTTCTATAATTGTAGATTCTAAGTTTGCTCTTTCTTGTGCAGTTAATTGTTGCCCTCTTTCTATTCTATCTAATAATCTTTGAAATTCAAATTCAGACATTTTATTTACAAATAATCTAAAATGTTTTCTATACCAATATGCAAACCGTAAACCAGTTTGTCTATACATCTGTTTGTACATTTCAACAACTTCTTTTTCTGTAAATAATGTATTGAAGTTTTGATTTGTTGGTGTAGGGTTTAATTCATACATCTTAACTGCTTTATCATATCCCACAATATAGAATTGGTATGCAATAGGTAGATTCTTTTTTTGTGCTATTTTAATTTGTTTCTCAAATTCAATAGATACCTTTCTTCTGTTCTGCTTTGTTTGTATTGATTTTCTTGCAGATATACTTCTGCAAACTGCATATCGTTGTTGTGTGTTAGGGTATTCAGACATCGATGTATCATCAATCATACATCTTTGAACAAATTGATTACTTGATTCTCCTGCTCTCGGTTTAGGTAGTGGCATCTTCTTCTGCTTTATCTAAGATTCTCTTACACCATTTGTACATAGGATCATCTTCAACCCTAGATACTTTGTTATCACCACCCCATAATGAATAAGATATATCACCACAAATTGGTTTATCCTTTTCATCTATGTAGTCACCAGTAACATATTCGTAAGCTCTTGATAGATATGCAAATGTCTTTTTAACAATATCCAATGACAAACCACGACCTGCAATTAAATCGTTAGCTCTGTTTTTACCAACTAAGGTAGCACAAGGATTGTTAAAAGATTCGTTTATTTCTTGTGCTTTCTTTGCGTTCTCTCTTACAGATTTAGGATAATCGTCATAAGTTTCTTGTTTATATTCTTCTTCGTCTTCTTCCTTGTCTTTATTTCCTACTGCTTCATTGTATTCTTCGTGTGTTTCAAATGGCATAAATACTTCATCACCATCCCAAGTATGAGAATGAGAACCACTACCACCAAGTTCTTCTGCTCTTGCCTCTGCTTCTTCTTGTGTTGTAAATACATCCGTCATACCCCTTACTAATTCTTTATTTTCACTTTTATATGAATTTAATCTTTCTTGTAGTTCTTCCATATTTGCACAAGGCATATAAACCATACCATCTTCTGATTCGTGTGTATGTGTGGTAGAACAACCAATCACTTCTGCTCTCTCTTGTGCCTCTACTCTACTATCATATACTTCATCAGCTAATGCTTTATCATCTTTACTAGACATTGGATGACCTTCAGGTAATAAATCTTGATCGTGTTTACCACTTCTAAATCGACCATTTCTAAGTGCGTATAAGTATGAGTTTACTCTACCCATTGCCCATTGGTCTTCATTCTGTACGTTTGGTCTTACAGATGCAGGGTTGGTTCTGTATGCACCAACACCCCTTCTATATACTTGAAATAATGTTCTTACAGTAGTTCTTTTTGTCTTATCATCACCTACCTTTTCATTGTGTTCTTCAACTTTATTTTCTAATGCAGTTCTTAACCTTGCAGTCATCTCTTGTTTTTCTTCGGCATCGTGCATCATATCTTCCATATCATCATCTGTCATTACATCTTCTTCTTCCTCTGCCTCTTGTACTGGGAACGATACATCTTCAGATATACCTAAATCTAAATCAGATATTGGCACAAATTGACTAGGCACTAAGTATTCGTTCATAATAGGATTGTCTTCATCAATACCGTATCCACTAGCTTCCCTTTTTTCATTAGAACTTAACCAATAACTTTTAGATAAATTATCAACAAGTTGTTGTTGTTCAGGCATAAGTTCAGGAATAGCACTATAATCAAAGTCAAAGAATAAATCTTCACCATACATTGGAACTAACCATCTATTAAACTCATCTCTGATCTTATTAAGTTCAGGAATGATTGCATTAGTAAACAATACCTTTCTAGCTATCCTATAATTATCGTAAGTTGTAGATTCTGTATTATTTAATAATTGTACTGGTACGCCATACAGATTACACAAATCTTTAATTGTTGCGTTATATGATTCTAATAATTGCAAATCAGAAGTAGATAAACCAAAGTTTGTCCACGAGAACTTCTTTCCAGTAATCATAATATCATTTGCTGACTTGCTTCCTTGATAGTTTCTCCTAAGTGCATCTTTTAATTGTTGTGCTTGTGTTGGTGTAATTTGTTCATCTCCATCAGGTGATAACATACCTCTTGCCGATTGATTATGTAAGAATTTAAGATTAGTTTCTACAGCTTCATTTGCCGTAGTAAGAACTCTCATTCCTGCCTCTATCGGTGATTGACCATATAGATGTGTACCATCACCTTGATAGTCAGGATTAAAATCTGCAATGTGCAATACTTCTTCAGCAGATAATTCATATTTACTATCATTATACATCATTGTATATTTTGATACTGGTTTGAAGATACCGTCAGACTTGATCTCTATGAGGTGTGCAGGTAGATTATATAATTGTGAATATATACCTTTGTTTTCTCCATTTTCAGGTGCAATACCATAAACAAATCTGTTACCAGTAAGTTTACCAAACGATATTAACTCTTGCAAGAAAACAGAAAATGATTGTGCAGGGTTTGGTCTTTCAAGAAGTTTGGCTAATGCAGTATGCTCAACTTCTTCTAAAATATGTTTTCTCATCAACTTTGCCCTAAATACTGAATCTTCATTTAGTCCGTTTGATGTTAATGCTTTGTATTCTTTTATTGCACTAGCATCTACTTTTTTAAATATCTTATATGGAACAGTTATTGCAGACTTAGATATTAGTTGAATGAGAGAATAAATAGTTGGATTGAATTTATATCCTTTATCTATAAATTCATCATTGTATTGAGAATTAGTTATTTTATTATTTCCAAGTACATTATAAATGAATCTATTATATTGTTCATTGGTTTGTTGATTACCAAATGCTTTTAAACCATTCCTGATTCTTTGAAGAAAACTTGCCATATATAGAATTTATTTTCAAAAATACTAAAAATTATTAAACAATGATAAGGGTACTCTCTCTTGCTAGTCCAGTTGTTACTGCATATCTGAACGCATCCATTAGGTGATCCATACCATTTTGTTTTATTTTGTTAATAGTTTGACCGTCTTTATTTGATTCCCATATATAATACTGATATTCTTGAAGTAGGTTTTTGCTTTGTTTTGAAGCAAATACTTCATATTCTTTTATGATCTGAATACCATTCATAACTGATCCTGCGCCTTTGATAGATGGTTTACAGTACAATCCTAGTCTTTTCATATCTTCAAGTGATTTTGGCTCTGCACTATCGCAAATAAATAATTCTTCTTCTAAACCTAAATTCTTTATTTCATTGAATATGTCTTGGTTGGTTAAACCTTTTTTGTATAACAATTCGTGAACATACAACCTATCGTTCTTTCTCCTTACTTCTACAATAGAAGTCTCGTCATTGCTATAGCCCCAATCAAGTCCATAAGATACTTCAGATGAATCTTTATCTATGAACTCATTGTAATCTATCCATTTCCAGTTATCAAATATCTGTCCTTCTTTAAATGTTGCTCTTTCACCTAAACCGTAAACCCTCCATCTGTCTGCATCTCTTTCTTTCATTCTTAGTATTTCTTTTTTAATTTCAGGATCAAGGAACGCATTGTCTTTATATGTTGTTATAAATGTATCACAATCATCTCTTGTACACACATCAGAATAAATCCAATGAATTACGTCTGATGGATTAAAACAAAATATTAGTTTTTCTGTAGTTCTAAGTGACAACTGATTGAAGTCCTCTTTATAAAATTCATTTGCCTCACATAAATAACAATGAGTACGTTTTCTTCCACGTACTTTCATTTCATTATCTAAAGAAATAAATTCGCAAAGGTGGTTCTTGTATCTAATTGTCATCTCTGCTTTGTTTATAATTGAATATTGTAATATTCCTACCTTATCTGCTATTTCCATAAAGTCTCTGAATACTGATCCTTTGAGTGCAGGTAATGTTTTTCTAGCTATAGTGATGACTAATCTCTTTTCTCTTGTAGTAAGCAAGT